GGGACGCACGTGGAGGCACTCGATATACTGAAATTATTCGCTCTCACTTTGGCGTCATCAGTCCTGATGCTCGCCTTCAGCGTCCTGAGTATTTGGGTGGTGGCTCAACAAATATCAATATCAACCCAATTGCCCAAACTTCGGGCACTAATGCAAGCGGCACAACAACGCCTCTGGGTACACTTGCTAGTATGGGTACTGGCTTGGCTCATAACCATGGCTTTACTCAATCATTTGTTGAACACGGCGTTATTATTGGAATAGTAGCCGTAAGAGCAGACTTAACATATCAACAAGGTTTGCAAAAAATGTGGAGCAGATCTACACGTTATGATTTCTATTTCCCTGCTTTCGCTACATTAGGCGAACAAGCAGTATTAAATCAAGAAATTTATGTAACTGGCGACACAACCGATACAGGAGTATTCGGATATCAAGAACGGTGGGCAGAATATCGATATTACCCATCACGCATTAGTAGTTTATTTAGATCTACTGCTTCAGGCACAATTGATGCGTGGCATTTAGCTCAAAAATTCACTGCCGTTCCAACATTGAATACTACGTTCATTCAAGACACACCACCATTAGCTCGCACGCTTGCTGTAGGTTCAGCAGCTAATGGACAACAATTTATCTTTGATTCTTTCTTTGATGTAAAGAAAGCAAGACCAATGCCAATGTACTCTGTACCTGGCTTAATTGACCATTTTTAATATGGGAATGTTCGATGGATTTTTAGATGTTATATCTGAAGGTGTTAGCAATGTATTGGCTAAACCGATGGATTTCCTCACTCCTGTAATGGGAGCTGTGGGTTCCACTTTAGGTCAAACATCTGCAAACAACGCTAATCAATCTTTAATGCAGCAAAGTAACTCTATGAACGCTGCAGAAGCAGATAAAAATCGAGCCTTTCAAACAGAACAACGAAAAACTCAATATCAGACTGCTGTTGAAGACTTAAAAGCAGCTGGATTAAATCCAATGCTCGCCTATTCACAAGGCGGAGCAAAACCAACATCAGGTGCCCAGGCAACTGCAGTGGCACCACCAAAAATAGAAAACGCAGTAGGAAACGCAGCTAATAGCGCGGCAACCTCTGCAATGGCTTTGAACAATGTTATGCAAAATAAATTGATTCAAGCCCAAATACATAAAACTGACATAGAGTCAGACAATATTACTGCAGATACTTTAAACAAGTACGATCTCAATCCTAATATTCGTACTGAAAACAAACGGCTACTTGCCGAAATAGCACTTAAAGATTCTGCATCAAAACTTAATAGTGCTATGGAATATAATCAAAAAGCTGGTATATCGCCATCATCCGATCCATACTGGTATCGAGACGCAAAAAGAATTGGCTCATCAGCTGCTTCAGCATTTGGAATCAAATTTAACCGATAGGAACAAAAATGAAAAAATCTCCATTTTTAAGAACCGCATACAACTACGATCCTGATGCTGCGTCAAATGAGTCAGGGTTGCATTGTGAGGATGCAACTCTGACTCAGCAGCATTTTAAGGACGAATGCGACATCAACAATATCCTCCGTCAATTTAATGTGACGGGATTATTACCAGAAAGTACTCTATCGCCCCGCTACGGCGATTTTACTGGTATAACAGACTACCACTCTGCCCTTAATCAAGTAATCGCGGCAGAGGACGAATTTATGCGTTTACCCGCTAATATTCGAAGCAGGTTCGACAACGATCCTGCAAATTTAATAGATTTTTTAGAAAAATCTGAAAACAAAGATGAGGCAATCAAGTTAGGCCTCATTAACAAACCTGATGAACTGCCGCAAGTCGTTGAAGTTAATCAGGAAAAAGCGGTCGATTAGACCGCAAGCACAGTTACCTTACTAGATGTAACTGTGCTAGGTGACACCAACCACAAATCTTGGGAGAAAAATAATGTATATGCGTAGATCATCAGTAAATAAAAAAAAGTCGGCACGATCTTTTAGAAAACAAAGTCAAAGAACTAAATCGCCAAATATGCGATCAAGCCCCCAGCGTGGAGGCTGGAGGTTCTAATAAAACCCCCAGGCACCTCACATGCCTTGTTATCATCCTTTAACCGCATATCAATGCGCAGACGGTACCATTGTCTTTCAAGAAAGACGATGGTTTAACACAGTAAAAACATTATCACTACCTTGCGGCCAATGTATTGGCTGTAGGTTAGAACGATCACGACAATGGGCTATGCGTTGCATGCATGAAGCCCAATTACATGAAAAAAATTGTTTTATAACACTCACATATGACAATACACATCTCCCAAGCGATGGCAGCTTACATTACAAAGACTTTCAATTGTTCATTAAGCGACTTCGAAAAAAATTCGGAAACAGTCGAATCCGCTATTACATGGCTGGAGAGTATGGCGAAAATTTCGGCAGACCTCACTTCCACGCCTGTATCTTCGGACACGACTTTCATGATAAAAAACTATGGAAAAGGTCTCCCTCTGGTTCTATGCTTTATAGATCCCTTGACCTTGAAGTACTGTGGCCATTTGGTTATTCCTCCATTGGAGATGTTAACTTTGAATCAGCTGCATACGTTGCACGCTATATTATGAAAAAAGTAACCGGACATAACTCAAAGCAACACTACACAGAAACAAACGCCGAAACCGGCGAAATCACAACAAGAAAACCCGAATTCAACAAAATGTCATTAAAGCCTGGAATAGGCTATGACTGGTACAAAACATATAAAAATGACGTATATCCTCATGATTACGTCGTAATTAAAGGTAAAAAGGTAAAACCACCTAAGTTCTACGACAAAAAATACAAGTTGGACAATCCATACGAATTTGACGAAATACTTTACAAAAGAGAAATAAACGGTAAACTAAATAGCGAAGACAATACTCTGGAAAGACTCATAGTCAAAGAAACAGTCCAACAGGCAAAACTTCAAAAACTTAAACGTAACCTCACTTAGGAATCCTCATGAAACTAGTACTATGTTCAGTAAAAGACCGTGCTGCAGATGCTTACGGTCGCCCAATGTTTGTACCCTCTGTAGGTGTAGCAATCAGATCATTTAGCGATGAAGTAAATCGCGCTGATGCGGAAAATCAACTACACAATCACCCAGACGACTTCGATTTATATGAGTTCGGAGAATTCGACGACAACACAGGCAGTTTTAACTTGCATGAAACACCGAAGTTACTTAGTCTGGGTAAACAAGTAAAAATACAAAACTAACCGTCTAGAAAAGGGTAACCTTTTCTGACGGAAAACAAAGGAAAAAAAATGCACCGCAATCAATCAGTAAACGTACATCAGTTCACAATGATTCCAAAAGCGGATATTCCGCGATCTTCATTTGATTGTCAAAGTACACACAAAACCACGTTTGATGCGGGCTATCTAGTTCCTGTATATGTAGACGAAGTTCTACCAGGAGACACATTCAATTTAAATATGACGGCATTTGCCCGTCTATCAACACCACTTTATCCAATTATGGATAATATGCACCTTGAATCATTCTTCTTCTTCGTACCAAATAGACTTATTTGGGACAATTGGCAGAAGTTCATGGGGCAACAAAACAATCCATCAGATTCTATATCTTATGTAGTCCCACAACAGGTGTCACCCGCCAATGGTTATGCCATTGGCTCATTGCAAGATTACATGGGACTCCCAACGGTAGGGCAAGTAACTGCAACAAAAACAGTAAGTCATTGTGCCTTTTGGCCAAGAGCTTACAACCTTATATACAACGAATGGTTTCGAGATGAAAACCTTCAAAATTCAGTAGTAGTAGACAAGGGCGATGGCCCTGATACAGTCGCTAACTACACATTATTAAGACGTGGCAAACGTAAAGATTATTTTACAAGTGCTTTACCATGGCCACAAAAAGGAACATCTGTAACATTACCATTGGGCACAACAGCCCCAATTTATACAGATAACACAACACCATCATTTAAAAGTGCATCTGCACCTGCTGGTCGTTCATTGCAACTAAGCGGTACTGGTGGTCAGACCGTTGTGTCATATAGCGGAGCTATTGTAGCCGGAGCACCAGAAGCAGCAACATGGAGTAATTCCGGACTATATGCTGATTTATCTGCTGCAACTGCAGCAACAATTAATCAATTACGTCAATCATTCCAAATACAAAAATTATTAGAAAGGGACGCACGTGGAGGCACTCGATATACTGAAATTATTCGCTCTCACTTTGGCGTCATCAGTCCTGATGCTCGCCTTCAGCGTCCTGAGTATTTGGGTGGTGGCTCAACAAATATCAACATCAACCCAATTGCCCAAACTTCGGGCACTAATGCAAGCGGCACAACAACGCCTCTGGGTACACTTGCTAGTATGGGTACTGGCTTGGCTCATAACCATGGCTTTACTCAATCATTTGTTGAACACG